TGTAAAGACCACAAAGAAAACAAACGGAATGCTTTTGGTTGGTGTTTGGAAATCAAGGTCAATACCCGACTATTATGCTTTGATGGTTGGTGAGTTTCCTACTTATGAGTTCAAGGGATTCTTCCCAGGTAATGACTTATTTAATGATGGCAACCTTGTAGACTTGGGACATGGACCAACCTATGGTATACCACAGGACCGATTAAAAATGGAATTATGAAAGACTTAACCTATCACTTAGAGAACGCAGTTGAGTATCTTGTCTATGATTTATCCATTGAGGACATTGAAGAACGCAGGGCAAATGCGGTCGCCTATCGTTCAGGTAAATGCGTTTGTAATTTTATGGGATATCCTCCAAACAAGATTAGCGAAATGAGGCAGATAGGTCGCAAGGTTATTAGCAGAAATGATGGCAAAACTTATGCGGTCCGAATAAAGAAAAAATTGCAAGATGTTAAATAAATTTTGTATATTAGGGGTACTTGGTAGGGAAACCCAAGTGCAAGTAAAAATTATTAATGCCTTAGAAAGGTTTGGAAGTTCTGCGAAAGCAAACTTGTTTCCCCCGAACCTTTTTAAGGTATTTTTTTTATGAATACTGGACAAATAGTAAAGAGCAAATCAACCGAAAGGTTTACAACTTTACCAAACGAGTTGATAAAGTCCAAATCTTTGACACTTGATGAAAAGGGTCTTTTAAGTTATTTGTTATCTCTTCCAACGGATTGGGTAATTTACAAAAAGAATTTGTACAACAACCTTCCCGATAAACCTGGCAGCATAGATAGGGCATTTAAAGGGTTACAGTCTAAAGGTTATATATTATCAATAAAGATGCATGACCTAACAACAGGAAGGTTTGTAGGTTGGAATCATATTGTTTATGACATACCTGCCGAGAATCAAGATAACCGAGTTCGGGAAACACCGACTTCGGAAATTACCGACCTCGGTGAAAGTGCCATTAAACAAAAGACTAATTCAATACTAAATAAAGATTTAATACAAATAAAAGAATTAGAGTTCATTTCTGATGATTGGGAAAATGTTTGGAAAGGATGGATGGACTATAAAAAGGTTGAGCATGGTAACAAGTTCAAAAGTTCTAAAACAGAACAAACTGCTATAAACAACTTGGTTGAACTTTCGGGAGGTAATTTAGAAACTGCGAAAAAAGTTATCAATCAAAGCATCTCAAACAATTACAAAGGATTATTTAAACTAAAAGAAACTAAAAATGCAACAAGCACTAAGTCAAACTTTGACATCTATAATGAGAAACGAAACGAGTACCATGACTATTTCTCCGAGATTGACAGACTCCGAGCAACTGGACCTGGAACGTTTTAAACTTGCAAGAGCATCGGAAAAGTTAAATACTATAAGCATCGCACTTGTGATTGATGAACTAATAAGGGGAATGCATAAACTTGGAATCAAGGGAGATAAGATACCAAACAAGGAGGAACTATCGGTCATGTATAAGTCAATCGTTGATGAATATCCTAACATCAAGTTCGGTGAGTTATCCCTTGCTTTTGATTTAGCAAGTAAGGGTAAGTTAGATATGGAAGCAGAAACCTATCAGAACTTTTCAGTCTTGTATCTTCATAGACTGCTCAGGTCATTCGCAAGGTATGGTATGCAGAAACTTAATGAGATTAAACCAGTTCAAGAAAGCAGTTGGAATCCAAGATTTGTTACCGATGATGAAAAGATAGAAACTGCTTTTGATTGTTATAAAAAGTTTAGGATTTGGGATAGCATCGTGTTCGGGGTGGATGTGTTCCATATCCTTCATAAGCAAGGCAAAATAATTATAGAAGTTGATGATACCTATGATAAGGTTCTAAAGGCAATGAATGAGAAATTATTTGAAGGGTCAAGGCAGGACAAGATAGACATAAGGAACAAGATGAAGGATGATGACTACATGGAACATCAATGCTATCGGATGGCGGTAGCAGATTATTTTGAAAAACTTATAAAAAGAGGGTAATGGATTTAACCGCAGGAATGTTAACTAAGTTTGCACTTATCAAATTGGAATCCAAAGGATATTATGTGTGGCGAAATAATAACCTTTCTGTACCTGGCAGGAAGTTTATTGGGGAGAGAGGTGTTGCCGATATTACGGGATTCTGCAAGTCAACGGGCAAGGCGGTATATTGTGAGGTTAAAACAATTAAGGATAAACTTAGCGACTATCAGATAGTTTTTCTCAATAGAGCAAAAAATTCTGGTGCATTGTGTTACCTTGCAACCGATAACAAAGGCATCCCCCAACTTAACGAATGGGTCTGACAAAGAACGATATCATCGCAGGTCTATACACTGACAAGGATATAGACAATGCCATCAAGAAGATGCAACCTTTTGAGTTGCAGGATGACTTGAGGCAGGAGATGTTTATGGTACTTTGTGAAATGGATGAGGCAAAGTTTATGTCAATGCATACGGGTGGATTCTTAAAGTTCTACTTGGTCCGCACAATGCTATCAATGATAAAGTCCGATAGGTCAACATTCTTTAATAAGTTCCGCAGGGTGTTTACCGAATGGACCGAGAAACACGATGCACCCGATATAAGTGATAGTATCCAAACCGATGAGATAACTGTTAAACTAAATAACTCTTTAAAGATTCTTCATTGGTATGAACTTGAGATACTTAGACTTTATTCAGAGAATGGGCAGAACATAATGTCCCTTTCACGGGACACTGGCATACCTTATCGTTCACTAATGAAGACAATTAAAAAGACTAAGACATTACTTAAATATAAAATCAAAAATCATGTTGTTACTTAAAATTGTTATTGCAACGCTTTTCTCCGTTTTTTACATTATTGATATGGCAAGACTGCCCGAGAAGATAAAGGTAAATTTTAAACCATTTAACTGTAATATGTGCCTTAGTGTATATGTTGCCATTGCTTTGTACTTATTGCCTGTAATGGTCCTTAATTGCGTTTTGGTGGCATTTGTTGCAGGGGTATCTGCTCCGCTATTCCGCAACCTTATGAATAACATATTCTTTAAAAAATAATCACTATGACACAAGAAGATGAAAAGTTTATAGAAGAAAACATCTACAACTTTGAATGTGTAAAGATTGGGTTTATGAAGAACCTACCTTTGCATATCTTGGTTGGGTATGAGCAGATTTACAGAAAATACCTTGACCCTGGTTTTATTCTAACAAGTTGGTGTGCGAACTGCGTAGCGGACATGATGAAGCGGTTGAGTAACTATTGGGATTCATACCAAGCATCCAAGTTGCTTGATGCTGAAGTTGTACAAGAATCTGTACAAGTGCCAAAGAAGAAAGGTAGACCATTTAAAAATAAGCAATGAGAATAATCACAGTCGGTCAAAGAAACTCGGGGGTTTCATTCCATCGTTTATTTAATCCTTTAATATACTTGCCAAAGGATTACGCAATGATGACCGATGTATTAACCGAAGAAGAACTTGAGAAAGGGTATGACATACTTTTTATCAATCGTTACATAGCAGGGATGGAGGTTGATGAGGTTGTAAGATTAAGGGAGAAGTACGGATTTAAGTTGGTAGTTGATGTGGATGATTATTGGAACTTAGATGCTTGGCACATCCTTTACGGCAAATATCCTACTCAAAAGGTCATAGACCATATCAAGGTGGCAGACATAGTAACTTGCTCAAACAATGATTTAGCGGTTCAGATTGATGAACTAAACAATAAATGGATAGTAATACCAAACGCATTACCATACGGAGAGGACCAGTTTACGGATGTCAAGACTGAATCAGATAAAGTCCGCTTTGTTTATGCAGGTTCGGTAACCCACGAAAAGGACATCGCAATCCTAAAGAATCCGATGAAGAGGGTAGCAGGGGATTCTATGGTAAAGAATAACTCAACCTTTATTCTTTGCGGTTACTCGGAAGACAAGAACGTATCAGAGGTATGGGGCAGAATGATTAACGATTATATGTGTGGGTTTAAGGTTGATGGGTACATACGGGGTGCGTTACCAGTGGACCAATACATGAACTTTTACAATGAAGCAGATGCTTGTCTTGTTCCTTTGGTAGATTCTAAGTTCAACTCTATGAAGTCCAACCTCAAAGTATTAGAGGCAGCGACTAAGAATGCACCTGTAATCTGTTCTAACGTGAAACCTTATGCAGATTGTAAATATATCATCCCCGTAAACAATCAATCCGATTGGTTTACAAATATTAAAAAACTTGTCAAAGATGCTATTTATAGAAAGGAGATTGGGATTGCCAATGGGGAATGGTGCAGACATAACTTTGACTTAATTAAAGTAAATAAATTAAGAACACAAATATTCAACGCATTATGAAAGCACAATTAACCTTTGACCTTGATGACATTGATGAAAGGACTGCACATTTAAGGTGCATTAAATCTGAGGCATTGATGTCTG